GCACTTTGAATGTTCCGTCCGCAGTTATCGCCCTGGTGATGTTGATCTGCCCTGTAACCAAGTCAATATCTTCGACTGCCAACGCACACAATTCACCCGGCCGAAGCCCTGTGTAAACGGCGAGCGTAATCGCGGCCGAGTCCTGTGTGTGTAGGCAGCCTTTGCTAAGCAACTGATCGAACTCCCCTTTGGTCAGTGGGTCCGGCTCTCGTCCGATCATCGCGAATCGAATGCAAGCGGCGGACAATCCTTTTCGGCAGTAGCTGTTGTTCTCACACCACGCCAGGAATCCGGCAAACGTGGCCAGATAATGGTTCGCCGTCGATGGCGCCCTGGTGGCTATCAGTTGAGCCCTGAGAAACTGGATGTCTTCGGGCAGAAGAACGCCCGCTAATCGGTCTGGCCCAAGCAGGTCGGTACAGATATCCAGGGCGTAGCCGTATTTCTCTTCGGTCATCGGAGTTATGTCGACGGCTTTTAGCGGCTTGTAACGCTTCAGCAGCGCACCGATCCGCTCGTCTTTAACAGCGGTGTAATTGGTCGCGTTCTTTGAGTTTGGAAAGTGGCGTCCGTACTCAAAATGCCCAGTCTTTATCTCGTGAAGAATTGCCGCCCTGAGTAGGGCAGCGTGCCTGATATTTGCCTTGGTTACAGGTAGGCCAAGGGTCTCGCGGCAGCGAATTCGCCGCCACATGAATACGACGCGAATGCTTCCGCCGTGTATTTCAATCCCTTTGTGTTTAGCTAGCTCCGCTTCTAGGCCGCTTGCTGAGGTGCGCTCTCGGCCCACTTGTCATACTCCGTCATGTTTATTGCGATGCGGCCGTCCGGCGTCTTGCGCCAGACCCTGCCTTGAACCCACGTGCCGTTTTTAACCTTGTGGCGAATGGCATCTTCGCTATATCCAGTGAGTTCGGATGCTCGGTTGATCATTACCCAGCGAGGTAAGCTCACTTATCGCTCTCCTGTACTGATTTGCTGCAGCAAAGCTGGTGGCAAAGTTTCTGCTCCCTAATAGCGCAAATTGCTCCCTCTAATGCCTTCTCGCGGGCAAGTGATTTTTCGTGAAGGGCTGTGAGGAGTTCGAGTTCTTCTTTCAGGGTCAGCTCTAGTCGATGAGCTGCATCCCGTTGTTCGATCGAGTTTCCGTAAGACGAGGTGACGAAGCATTCTTTGTCACGTAACGCATCCATAAGCGTGGAAGAAGGAGCGTAGAGAACTATCGACACTTCACTCATGCGGCACCAGATCGGCTACTAGCCACCGTCTCAACTTTTGTATGTTCTGCGATTTCGGCGGGCTTCAGTAAATCGGCCATGGCGAGAGCCTCGTCGCGCAGGACTCGGCTTTCGCGTTCAAGTTTTTTTCCAGTGCGAAACGCGGCGAACGTATCAGCGGCAATGCGGAGCTTTTCGGCGATATCGAGCAGCGTCTGACGTTCGGCTCTGCCGAGTGCTAGTCCTTCTTGAAGACCCTTGCTGAATCGCGCCAAGCGCGCATGGTCGGCCTTAATGAAGTCGAGGGAAGCCTTCAATTCGCGAATGGTCTTTGCGCTTTCGGCACGCTGGATCGCATCGCTTTCTTTCATGCCTGCGGACATACCGTCGTTATGCCCAATGAAATAACCGGCCCAGACAAGTAGTCCGGCCAACACGATCAGGGCGATGAGTGCGTAGATTTGAATTGCAGTCATGTGCTGTGTACCTCAGTAAATCCCTCCGCCGGGATACTTGGTGAGAGGCCGGCGAAGGGGGGTTGCATTAGTGTGATTAGCCCAAGTTAAAATTGCCGATAGTCAATTGCGCGCCGCCCCCGACTTCGTGCTGTACGACTTCCTTGAATTCTTGTGCCAGGTCTTCGCGAAGCTGTTCTTCTCCAATCCAGCGCAGGCGCAGCAGGGGTTTGTCCCCGCCGGTGAGAACGGCTACACGCAGGCGGATGATCTGGACTTTTAGCCCTTCGTAAGGCTCTACGGTGAATAGGAATTCAGCAGGTAAACCTTCAGAGGACTTGGCTTCGATCTGATCCATCGCTGAGCGAGAAGCGCTCAGGTCGCCGACGATGTGTTCGCTCTTGCGTGCTTGCTCGATGCTGATGGAGCGGATGGCGCTCGCGGCTTTACGCAAATCGATGGGACTGTCATCGGCCGAGAGGGCTTGGAGATTCGATGCCCAATCCTCGATCCAGTCGCTGAGGTCTTTCTGCACGAACTGAATAGAAGCTGCACGTTCCAGCGCCCGGAAGGCAGCAGTTTTTCTCAAGTTCAGGGTCGCGGTGAAGTCGCCGTGCCCTGGTGACTTTGTGTCGCCTAGGTTGAAAATGACTGTGCACGACATTGCTTCTGCGTCCACGAAACCAGACGCTACAACCTCGGCACTTTGCGTCATTACGTAATTGCCGAAGTCCAGCAGCGAGTGAGTAGTGAGCGCGCCGCGGAACCGGCTACGAGTGGCTTGAAATTTCTCGATGCTGTGGATCTTCTGGTCAGACGGCAATACCAACGCTGGGGTGAAAGTATCCAGCGGCTTGGCATAGGCCAGAACGGCGGTGTCCTGAATCAACTGAATTGCTTTGGCTTCCATTGAATCGACTTCCTTTGGTGAGAGGTTTGGAATCGAACGGTTTAAGACTTCGCGTGAATTGGCGCGTCATCGCGGTTGAATAGCTGACCGGCGCGGGGGGCTTCGGCGAACAAAGTCAGGCGCCCGCCCTCATTGACGTGCATCGGAGTATCGAGGGTGGTGTCCTCGGTACGACTGCCGCGTTTGGTCGGCACCTTGTAGGCGAGCTTGTGATTGACGGTGACTTGATGACTGTTGGCGATCTGCTTCAAGGTGAAGGTCAGCGTGACCGAGCCGACCTTGCCGTTATCAACAACTCCTGATGCCACTTCAGAAAGGGCGTGACCGATCTGATTGGCGAAGACGCCTGCGTTGAGTTCGCCGATGAATTCGGCCGTATCCGTAGGTTTCATGTGCTGTGCCTATTGATGTGCGATTTGTTTTGCCTCTGGACGGCAGAGGCGACCGTTGAAATCAAGCCGCTTGCTTCGCCGCTTGGACGTCGAGGAACTCGGCCAGGTCGTGCAGGTACACCACTCGCTGAGCGCGAGCCGACCCGTGCAGACGCTTCACGACCAGCGCGATACGACCTGCCTTGATCTCGGCCAGTAGGTAGCGGTCGGTGCGAATGTGTGCGAAGTACTGTTCCCGAACTGCCGCCAGGGTCGGGCATGGAGTAGCGAACTGACGTCGCAATTGTTCAAGTGTGTTGCTCACGCTGCGTTCTCCCCGAACCCCTCCGATGGGGGCAGCAACTTGAGGCGAATCAGCTCGGCGAGGCCTTCTTTACTTTTGCCCATTGCAGCCGCACAAATGTTGCCCTTGGCGTCAGCCACCACCGCGCCGAATGGGAACTCAGGCGAGTTGGTCGGCGTAACGTAGGCGACTTGCCCGTCAAGGATCACGTTGTTGACGCAGCGAAATACTTCGGCCAGCTCGGTGCTTAGTACGGGCATGCTTTCCAGTAATTGGATGGCTTCCGTCGAGGCGCCAACGAGTGTTGCGCGGCTGACTACTCCCGGGCAGTTCAAGTAGATCGGGATCAGCTTCAGGGCGCCGAGGGCTTGCGTGTAGGCATTGAGGTAGTTGGTTTTCATGCCGCGGCGTCCTTTTTGGTAATGATGATTCCTAGCTTCTTGGCCAGCCATTCGATCCCTTCTTCCTTCACCATCACCACGGAGTAATGACGGCACTTGTTGAGGGACGGAATCACGGTGCTGCGCGGATCCGAATACAGATAGCCGCGATCACGGTGCTGGCTGGCTAGATCGCCACTGCTGTTGAGAATGCCCAGCTCGCGCAACCTGGTGCGGAAGGCGCGGGGCTGGAGTCCGAGCAATGCGGCGGATTCGTCCAGGGTGCGGTTTGTCATAACGCTGCCTCAGGCCGCCGCAGCACGGGTGTGCAGGGTGTCCACAATATGGTTTAGGTTGGTGAACAACTCTTCGAATGGCCCATCATTCGGTAGCCAGATATCTCCCGGCGCGCGCCCGACACCGTTTTCACTGCTGTGCTGGTTGACGGTGAGAGCAGCTATCCGCTCCATGTGAATCACCACGCCCCCACGTTTACGGATGAAGTCCGCTTCGTTTTCGAACCGCACGTCGCTGACGACAAAGCCGCGTGTTTCGTCGTGGGTGCGAGCGAGTAGGTCGAGATTCTGTTCCGCAAGCAGCAGCCAGAGTTCGGGATGCACGTTGTTGCGGCCCCACTCGGTGCCAAGTGATTGCATTAACTGGCGAGGGGATCGGCCGAGCCATGGCAGCGGCAGTTCCTTCTGGGCACCGTCGAAGTCGCAAGGGCTCAAGTTGAGGATGTGCATCAGACCGTCACGCAGTGGGTCAGCGAACGCGTAAGCCTGGAATCCATGGTGGCTTACCAGATGCTGCGCGGCGGTGTCTTTACCAGAGCGGGCGACGCCAGCGATGCCAATTAATAGAGGCTTCATGCTGCATCACCCCCGAACGGTCCGCATCCGTGAGTGATGACATTTACTTTTGCCGGTGCTAAGCGAGTGCCAGGCGCGACGATTACCACTAGGCCGGTGCGCTTTTGAATCTCTTTTACGGCTTCTGGGTTAGTGCAAGCTGATGGGTGTAGGTACACCGGGCAACGAGTGTTGTTGTGCTGTGTTGTTTGCATGTTCGTACTCTTTGGTGAGAGATTTACGATGCAAACGATACAAATACGTATTGATTCAGTCAATACGTATTTGAATTGATTTTTTCACGATGCAAAAAAAGCCCACATCGCTGCGGGCCTGTTTGGGGTTATGTATTAGAAAATTTCAAGCTTCGAAAACACTACGCCACAAATGATTGCGTCGGCCCCTAACTCAATGATCGGCTCTGGCCATGCTGGATTCAGCGGTTTCAGAAACCGGCGGCTGCCCTCCATAACCAATTGCTTGAAAGTTGCTTCTTGGCTATCCATGAGCTTGGCAATTACAAGAGAACCATTCTCCGCATCTTTCGCGGGATCAACAAAGATGATGTCTCCGTCTCGAAAGGATCTACGTTCATGTTGATTGAACATGGATAGTCCACGTACTCGCAAGGCATAGCTTTGGCTGCTATGGGATGCGGCGCATGGGAGCCATATCTCCGCATCATCAAGGGTCCTAACGTCTTCAATCTCACACCATGCGCCGGCCTGAACCCAAGAGATGAGAGGGACATAGCCTTTAATAGCTGGCCCAGGTTCAACGTTGGTCTCATTCGCAGATGGCGCGCCCTGATCAATCATCGGGTCTTTGTGTTCGCCTCCCTTCCAAAGCCAGTTGCTGCTGACCTTCAAGGCTTTGCTGATCTTTTCGATATTTTCATGGCGTGGGCTGGTTACCGCGTTCGTCACAATTCTATGAATCGTCGGTTGCGGAACGCCGGAGCGTCGGCCGAGTTCGCCTTCTGACAGCCCCAATTCCTGCATGCGTTGGGCGATGCGGTCTCCGATCACTTTTTCTCTGCCTTGATTCAAAAACGTATCGCCGAGTGTATTGAATCATT